GGGGTATTCTGGATCGCGCCCTTGAACTTGGCCTGCTTGGCGGCCTGCTCGCGGCCCTGCACGAGGGCGGTGTAGCGATCGGCGCCCTTGGTCATGTCGTAGAAGATCGTCGTGGCCAGGAGGTAGCCCATGTACTTGACGAACTCCGGGGGGTACATGCCGGTGTCCGTGATACGCTTGACATAGATGATGCGGCACGGGGCGTCATCGGCTAGGATATACGCGCCCTCTCGCTTGAAGATCGTTTCGGCCGACGTGTAGTTGCGCTTGCTCTCCTGACTGTCGAACAGTCCGATAAGCTGGAGAAGATCGGACGGCACCGTGAAGCGGTTCTGAAAACCGAAGGCCGGGGGCGTAGGGTCCGCGGCCAGCTCGGCACGGGAAACCGCGAAGTTCCAGCGGTAGTCCGTGAGCGCCTGGTCCCTCACCATGTCGTAGACCCGGTTCAGGACGCGGGCGGCCTTGTTGTCCTCGTTGAGGGAAGTGATCGTGGCCTCGCCGCAATGCACGAGGGCGAGATTGCAAATCTGGATTTGGCTAGCCATGACCGGATAGTATCACGGATGGCGGCGAAAGAAAAACCCCCTGACCAGAAGGCCAGGGGGCTGCGGCGGGGAGGAGGTTGAGGAGGAAAACCCGCCGCGGGAGCTATTCCGCGGTCGTTCCCGAAGTGGCGATACCCGACACCTTGGAAGCCTTGGATGACTGGCGATGGTACGAACGCACCAGGGCCGCGATCATCTTCTCGACGGACATGCGATCCGTGAGCGTATTGTCGATCAGAAGGGCCACGGAGCCGCTAAGGGACCCGCCCGTCCCGTAGGTCACAGTGACCTGGCGAGACGGGGTGATCGAGGCGTTGAGGGTTAGAGTGGCCATCTAGGCTACTCGACCGTGTACCAAACGTAGCCGTAAAGCGAGCCCGAGGCCGGATCAGCGGCTTCCAGTTTGGCCGTCAGTGTGATCGCCGTCGACAGGCGCTCGCGGCCGAGGCCGTATCGCGCGTAGGTGTTGGCGAAGTCTGCCTGGCCCGCCGCGGTCGCAATGTCCGTGCCCGAGAGGTACTTGTTCTCGGTCGTGCCGTCACCGATATCGAGGGTGACGGACGTGCCGAAGTCGGTAAAGTCTACGCGGCCGTGCATGATGCGGGCGCCGACCGGGAGGCGTGCCAGCTCGACAAGGTCGTTCTGTGCGGCGTCTCCCGTCCACGAGAAGACATCGCAGCGGAGCTTGCCGTTGCTCACCCCGCTGTCCGGCTTGGACTGCGGGGTGGCGCGAAGGCCGGTAATCTGGTCGGAGTAGAGAGTAGCCATGTGTCAGTTTCCTTTAGTTTACGATTAGGCTTCCGAGCAGAGAACCGACACCACCATGGCGTCTTCCGTGCGGAGCGCGCCCCACGAGCCGCAGGTGTAAATCTGCGAAGCGTAGCGCTTGTCCGGGCGGGGCGAAGCCGTGGAGTTGGGCGACATGGCCATGCCGAAGCGGATGGCGGGCTGCGCCCAGGCGAAGCAGTTGCGGACGCTCGACGTCGAGATCAGGCGCTCGGTGCGGATGAACTTGAAGCCGAGGAAGGTGTCGACCTGGCCCTGAACCAGCGCCTTGACCGTGTTGAAGTCGGTCGACGTGATCTTGTCGTCCTCAAGCAGCTCGCGGAGCTGGCGCGAGGTAAGGGCGAAGAAGCGCGGGTAGAACTCGTCGACTTCGTTGTGGTCGAGGATTTCCTTAGCGCGGTTCAGCTTGTCGATCGTCAGGCCCGTGGAGCCCGAAGCGAGCTGCTGGGTCGACGTCGGGAAGGGAGTCGTGCCCGAGCCGGTGTGGCCGGTGATGGCCGTAGCGTAGAGCGCGCTGATAATGGCGTCGTCGATACCGCGGCCCATCGTGCCCGCATGGCGCATCGTGTAGACGCTGTCGAGCTGGATCAGCATCTTGACGCGATCCTGCTTGTCGATCAGGTCGGCAACATCATAGTCCTTGATGAAGCCCCAGCGCCGGGTCTGCGGAGTGTTGTTTAGCGGGGTGTCGCCATGGCGCTCGTTGATCTCATTGGGGGCGTCAATGCCGCCCGTGATCTCGACCGCCCAGCTCTCACCCGTGACGTCCTCTCGCATGACTGCCGGAAGCATGCGCGAAACCTTCTGCTCCGCGAGCAGATGGACGTTGCTGGAGAACTGAGTGACATACGACACCGGAATGTCGACAGAATAAAGAATACGCATTTAGATACGTTGCCTACTGCATAGGTTGTGGGGGTTCGGTGGAACCGCGCCGGGTGTCCCTATGCAGGGGCCGAACTTGGGTCCGTGGAAGTATGGTTGCCATAATCCCACGGACTTGTCAAGTCTCTATCCTGTGATCCCTTTTACCGCCCACATAACCGCCTGCTCGGCGTTAGTCCGGGCCAGCGCCGTCTCCCGGCCCGGCTGGCAATACTTGTCGAAAGCCTCCAGCAAAGCCGCCCCTGCGTCTTTTACCGCGGCCATGGCCAGTTTCTCCGGCTCTGAGAGAACCCGGTACTTGTGGCGCATAGTGTTGTTCACTGTCCGATCATCGGAACCGCTGTCGACCATAGACATTACTTGTTGCCCCCTTCGAAATTACTTGAATGTCCGGGTGAGAACCTGCCCCACCCAAAGGTAGAAAAGCACCACCACGGCGATAACGCCTAGGAGGATACCGCCGAATATCAGTAGCGCGGCGGTCATTTGAACGCCGCGATCCGCGCGCACAGAATGTCGTAGTAGCTGCGCATGGCGTCTCGCTGATCCCGCAAGCGCCCCTGCTCCGCGCGATCAAGCCCGTCAAACACCGGGTTGCTGGCGATGAAATGAACGAGCGCGCTAAACTTGACGCCCAACTCGTCCTTCTCGTCGACTACTCTTTGCTGGTGAGGCAGCATTATTTAACACTCCGCTTCTCGGCCTTGGCAAAGAACTCCTGGGCCTTCTTGTTCAACTCGCGGGCCTTGAGCGGGTCCGTGCCCTGAATGTCGATCGCCTCCTTGAGGAGACGCTGGCCTTCGTCCTTGGCCGCATCCGGGGTCATACCCCCACCGAAGTCGCCCGGCTTGTCACCGCCGCCTTCATCCTCGGCCAGCATCTTGCCGACCTTGGTAAGCATCTTGAGGAGGTGTGCGTCGGTCCCCAAGCCTGCCTTATTTATGCTCTCCATTAGCTCTTTACCACCCAGCTTTTGTACCGCGAAGTTGGCCGCGGCCACGTCGCCGTCGAACGCCTCGCCCAACTCTTCCTTGAGCGCCGCGATGTTGTCGGCGTTGCGCTTGATCTCCGCGTTGGCCATATCGGTACGGCCCTGCTCGATCATGCCATTGAACGTGCCCAGCAAACCTTCAAGCTGTTTGGGCAGCACGCCCGCCTTGAACGCCGCTTCCGTAAGCGTCTTCATGCCCGGAGCGTCGAGTTGGATATTCTTGCCAACCGCTTCCGCGTCCAGCTTGTAGGCCGCGATATCCTTGGGCAGGCCCATCTTCTCCAAGGCCGCACGCTGGGCCTCCGGGGGAGCGTTCGGGGGCAGCTCGACCAGATGTTCGGTCGGGCGCCCAAGGAACTGCTGGGCGTTGTCGAACCCGCGCACCAGCTCCGCGATGTTGGCGTACTTCTTGGCCGAAGGGCTTTCCTTCAGCTCCGGGGGCAGGACCGATCGATAGTCCCATCCATCGGGAAGCTTAAATTCAGCGTTAGTTGCCCCGCCTTCTCCAGCGCCCTCATTCGGCTTTCCGCCGCCTCCGGCGGGCGTTCCGCCTTCGCCGTTGAGTAGACTACCGCTCGGCGGCGTTCCTGCTCCACCAGCACCGCCTCCAGCGCCCCCGTCACCACCCGCACCATCGTAATACACCCTGAAGCTAGAACTCATTTTCATTGCCCTCACCCTTTCGTTTAACCGGCTCGCTCTCTGCCTTCGTCGGCTGCTTGACGTCATCCGGCGTCATTGACAGCATCTTGCCGATGTAGACCAGGACCCCACGATGCCCTTCGTTGACGTGCGTACCGTAGGGGTCACCCGGCACGTTCGTTGACTTCGTCGTGAAGCCGAACTTGGCCACCAGGTGCGCAAGCACTACCTTGCCCACTGGCGAACCAAAGCACTCCTGATAGGCCAGAAGAAGTTCCTCCGGCCCAACCTCCCGCCTATCCTGCATTATTGGCCTGCGTTACCTTTGCTCCCGCCGTCATAACCTGCGCCGCCGCACTCGCCGCTTCCGGCATGAGCTGCGCCGTCATAGCCGCGGCTTCCTGCTTCGCGCGGGCATCGCGGATCGTCTTGACCTTTGTGCTGCTCTGCACGATCTTGGCCGGGGCGCCGTTCGCCTGCGGGATAAGCTGGGCCACCATGTCCGTATCGATCCAGTCAAACAGGCCCTTGTCCGTCTGCGCCCACAACGCCATCTGTTCGAAGGTACGCATGAGGGACAAGCCGTCCATCTGCTTCTGCGACGCGATCAGCGGCGAGACGTATTCCAGCTTCAGGCGCTTCCCGGCCAGCTCGGCGGGGGCCTTGGGTAGAAGGCCGGAGCGCTCCAGGATATTGTAGGTGCGTGTGACGAGGCGGGAGAACAACTCCGTCTGCATGCGCACGAGCATTGGCGACAGGGCGCGGTTGCGCTCGTCGACTTCCTGCAAGACCTGCGTAGCCGTCTTGACCGGGCTGTCCGGGGTCACGAAGAGCGGCGTGAAGAAGGCTTCCTTGATGGCCGCCTGGCGCTGCTCAAGCAACACCTGGCCCGTCTCGATCCGCGACGTGCCGGGCGGGATCAGTGTCTTAATGTCAATCTGGCCTTCGGTGAAGGTGAGGCCGCCTGAATAGGTACGCACCGGGGACACCAGCGAGCCATCGGGGATCACCAGCGGCGGGTCGACGATCTTCTCCGCACCACGCAGGATCGTATCCGACATGCGGTTGACCATGCGGATATCCGGCATGGCGGTCATGGCCGGGCTGCGCCCATAAATTTCGCCGCGGGACTTGTACCAGCGCGGGACGAAGTAGGGGAACTCCTCGTAGGAGCCGTACTCCAGAATACGGTTCTCGTTGCCCGTCAAAATCCAGCACGAGTAGTAGGCCGCGCCCTTGAGACGCTGGCGCAGGGGCAATTCTTCGGCCAGGGGGTCCGTAGCCGGGAACACCGCATGGAGGAAGCGGTCCTTGGTGCCCAGCTTGTCGTCCGACAGGTTCTCGTACTCGCGGCCCAGCTTCTCCTTGCCAAACCGCTGGAGCGCCGCGCGCTTCGTCTGACGGCGCTGGCGGATCATGCTGTCGATATTCTCGTCCTCGCCCTCGTCGATCACGCAGTCATCAAGGTGATAGACGCGGCAACGGAGACGCTTCTGCACGACGTCCTCAAACATAACCGCCGTTCCGAAGGCACCGATATCGAGGTAAATCTGGTGGAGCTGCGAATAGATATCAGCGCTGGGCGACGTCAGCGCGTTCATGATCTTCTTCTGGCACGTCTCCATGTACGCGCGCACGGCCGACGAAAGCTGAAGTTCCGGCTCGCCTTCCACGCCCAGGCGTACCCACTCCGAGGCCGGGTTGTTCAGGAGCGTGTGCAGGAAGGACGCAAACATTTCCAGCGATCGCGGCGCGGTGCTGTCCAAAATCCAGCGCATGCGATCCTGGCCGGGCATGACCTGCTCCATGAAGGAAGCAGAGTTGGGCAGGCAGTAGCGCGCAATCGACTGCCACAGGCTTTCCCAAGTACCACGCTCTCCGCGCTTGGTCTTCTCCCGTTCTACGATCGCGTCCGCTAGCTTATTCTTGGCCACTAGACCTTAGCTCCTGCGGGCATTAGCCCAAGACAAAAACTGCGCCGCCCGCGCACTGTCAAGGGGCCGGGTGAAAGCGACAGCATTCCATACACCCTGCCAAAACAGCGAAGCGCTGGTGTTGGCCGCGGCGCCAATGCGAACACGGGTTGCCGTGGTAGACGGTACAACCGCCGCCTCTGCCATCGTCACCCCGTCTATCTCGACAGTTGTTCCGGTGGCCGTGAACTTGACACGCACGACGTGCCTACCGGAGAAGTCAACGGACGTGTTGTTGACCGTCGTCGCCCCCGCACCGTCGCCCGTAACGCCCCGCGCACGATTGGCCGCAGACACGACGGCGCGCTGGGCGACACGGGAAGTCGTGTTGGCTGCGCCGACCGACAGGAACGTGCGCGCGCCCGTGTCCGCGACGAGCGCCGTCTGATCGATTACGCCCCACATTTCATAGGACGTCGCGCCACCAAGTTGCGCAAGCAGTCCAGAAGCCGTGCAGGTCAATTGATCGTCTGTGCCGTCATGCGTGAAGCCTGGCCGCCCGTTGAAAGACGTGGCGCTGTAAGCCGGTTGCGCAGACGCGGTGGCCTGTAGGGCGTCATAGGCGGCAACCGTGTCCTTGACCGACAGTGTTGCGCCCGCCGTAATAAGGTCGGACCGCTCCGCGTCCCAAAGGGCGATCAACAGCGCGCCGAGGTCGGAGGGATAAAACAGCGAGCTAAATGGTCCGCGCGTCGGGGGGCGGATGACTGGTCCCATGACAGGAAGGGCGACAGTCATCAACTACCAGCTTAGGGCCGCGACGCCTGTACCGGCCGTGTACCCGCCCGTCTTGACACCTACCCGGAACTCCCACACTCCAGCGAAGTTGGCAGTCTGCATGCCCCCGGTGGACGCTGCGGCTGACGTATAGATATCCATGATATTGCCAGTCGTGCCATCCGCCTTGATACGGCGGGCCTGCACTACCCACACGACGTTCAGGGTGGTGCTGTCATCCGTCAGACTGGCCGTAAAACCGTTCGGAGAGTTGCGACTGTCGAGAAGCACCCAATCCGTGAA